AAACTCTGTGATCATTGCAGATCTTGTTCCTGGCCATAACAGGAATGATCCATCTCCTATTTTATCAGCTACATCATCTATAGTGTAGAGGTCTTGTACTGCTACAGCTTTTTCTATAAAAGGTTTTGCATGTTCCCATTGCTCTTGCCATTCATACAACTTGAGTCGTGGAGATTGTTCCAGCATCACTTACCTCTAATTTATATTTTGTACCATTTGGAGAAACAAGCACAATTTCTGTGCTGTCATTTGAATTTGCCTCTATTCTGGATCCTTTTTCCAGGATCAAAGTTGTGCTTTGTTCCAGATCACTTACCAACCTATTCATATATTGCTCGTCATATTCTTTTGTTGGTTTAGGAAAAGTTTTTCTGCTCATCTTTTACCTCTAGCTTGAACATCTAAACGAATATTTCCTACTTGGAAATCTTGAACTTTATCTCCTGTGACTTCTAAAGATATTTGCCTGGCAGTAAATCTGCAATCTTGATAACCATCAGAGTCAAAAGTAAAAGATCCAAAATCTTCTTCTTGTCCTAAAGGTGTTTTTTTACCTTTAAAAGATAAAGTCACTCCTGGAAGTGTTGTTGCATCACTATCTGGAATTATTTGATTAGCTTGTACCAGACGATCTCCCTGGGCAATTTCTATTGGCCCTGTTCTTGCAAAAGGTACAGCAGATCCAATATCTGCTGAGGCTTGTAAAGTACCTTTTTCATGTTCATAAACAGATCCATCTGATGCACATGCCATTGGATAATTCATTACTCCTTGATCCATCCATACTGAACGATCTAGAGATCCTGTTGCCCAAACATTATCAATGTAATTCCATATCACATATTTGTTAGGTGTTTGTGCACTCTCTCCTGATGGAAAAAACCACCAGATCTCTGTGAATAATTGATTATGTCCTCCACATGATGCCTGGCGATAATCATATCTAATGTTTTCAAAAACAAAATCGTGAACATCAGATTTAATTTTTTGTACTCTGCCATCATACAAATAGAAACTGTTATCTCCCATCCAGGATATAAAATTACCTGTTGTGGCAACAGTTTTCATATTAGTTGTTCGGCAGTTAGATCCAGCCTCCTGGATCCCATAAATAAATGGAGATCCAGCATAATAAACTTTTTGGATCCCAACATCTGTAAAAACAATAACATCAGCTCCAAATTTTACTCCACCCTGGATAGATCCTCCTGAGCTAACAATAAGATCTCCAGCAGTATTTGTGGCTGATGCTGTCCAAACATTATCAGTTTCTCTTGAGCTCCAGGCTATTTTTCTTGGATTACCTTGAACACCAAAAGCGAATATGTGTCTTTCATTAGTCACTAATATTCCCATAACTCCTATAGGAGAATTTGCTAGTTGGATGCCCTGGCTGTCAGGAGTATAAGATCCATCACTTAAACTGTCAGGCCTCCATTTGTAAATCTTGCCATCTGATCCACAACAAAAAATTAAATTTTCTCCGAAGTTATCAAAAGAAAAAGGTTTTGTATCAAAAGCCAATCCTGATTGAGATCTGGCATCTCCATAATCTTCAACATTATAGTTGTAAGCTCCATATCCTAATGGAGAGGTTTGTGCATCTCCAACAAATCCTGTTGGGGTAATGTCATACCAATTATCTCTAAAATTAACATAGACTTTCTCTCTAGTGCCTATAGCTAAAACTCTATCGTCAGCATTAGTATAGTAAGCATACATGCCGATAGGAGTACCAACTAATTTAGTTTGTTTTGCACTTTGCCATCCACCTATGTTTGTTAAAAAACCATTTTCAAATCTGCAAAGATCTGACTCAACCCAGCTATTCTTATTAGAATATTCTGTGCCATTTGTTTTGACTCCAGGAGGAGGTGTTATTGGTAGTAATGCCATTTTAAATTCTTTCCATTTTTTTGTAGCTTTCTAGTAATTCATACCACTTAGGTTTTAGATCTTCCCATACAGGAAAATCTTTTATATTTAATTCTTTTCTAACATCCTCAAAAGGCTTATCTAAATATTTTCTCCAATCAATAGTCATAAACCATTGTGATTTTTTTCCATTTACATAAGCCTCTTTTATTAATCTAATTACACTTATAAAAGGCATATATTTTATTTTAAATAACAAGCTACCTTTAATAGCTTTTTTCCCAAAAGAATTTTTAAAAGCCATAAAAACACTTGCCAGGAGTATGTAAAAAAAACTGTATCTAAAACCTTTGGCAATAGTAAAAGCTAAAACAGAAACTTCTGCTAAAGGTGTTGAGTCTAATTTATTAATGCAATGAATAATGTCATGCTCGTTTAATGTGCCTTTCATGTAAGCCACATCTTTTTTATGTTTTGTTTTAGAAATGTTTAAATTTTTTTTAAACAGATCTTCTTTGTTTTCTTTCCAAAACTTTTTTAATTCACTCCCAAAAGTTCCTTTTTTATATCTGCCTTTTAAAACTTCTGCTCTGAGATCTCCCTGGTTATAAAATGTTTTAGAGTAAGGATGGCTTTTAAATTTTTTCTTTAACTTTATATCGCAATCCCTATCGAGCTCATCCACCATCTGCATAATCAAATTTAGATCTGCATTAATATGGCTTTTGCCTGAGGCATAAGCTCTTAAAAATTTTATACCTTTTATGATCTGCATAGCATCACAACACGACAAACTTTGTCGCTTACATTTTTTACAAAACATTTTTGACTAGATAATTTTTTACAATCATATTGATCAAAATTATATTTAAACTCTTCTCCTATAACATCAGGAGAGGGAACTGTGACTTCACATTTATTACCAACTAATAAAAAATTAATATTTCCCATCTTGGGAGTTTCTATTGTTTCATCTGGATCTAGATCAACATTGTAAAATTTATAGCCATAGTTATTCTGCAAACAGCAAATAATAATCGTATCATCTTCGATAGCTTTCATACTTGCCTTGTTAGTTGATAGCTCATAATCTGCTGATCTTTCTCTCCAGGCTTTCACATAACCCCCATAATCTATATCAAAACCATAAGAATTATCTGTGACAATTTCTGTGGAATGAGTATCTTCTGGATTTTTTCTATTAAGCTCAATAATTTTATCTACATCTCTTTGAGAGATATTATCGCTTTCATCAAATTCATAACGAACACTTACTTTGCCACCCATAAACAAATAATTAGTTAAAGATTTATTTATTTTGTAATCATCAAGATATTGTATTTTGTCAAAGTTGGGCTGTTCTTCTATTTCAGTTCTTGAGATCTCTGCTCCAATATTTCCTTTAACAACAGATATTTGAAATTCATTTTCAATATTTACATTTTTTATGCCTTCAAAAGTGTATCTAATCATTTTTACATCTCCTCAACATTTTCTATTGGTAAATTTAAATTTGGAGTTAAAGAAACTTCCTCGCTTAATCCATTTTCTTTTGCTAACTCTTCTTCCCAAGTATCAGGATATTTTTCTTTGAGCTCTGCAATATGTATTTCTTCTAAAAATTTATTTATTTGAGATTGTGCATCTGCATCATCTATAAATTTAAATTCAAAAGTTGCAGAGTCTTTTTGATAAAAAACCCATTCAACTCCATCTATAGTTTTTTTTGTATATTCATGCATATCAAGTAATTGTAAATGTTGCTCCTGTTATGGAAATATTTGTGTTAGTTCCAGCTCCAATAAAATCTGTTGAGCCACTTGCATCCAAAAGAAAATAAGCAGATGTGTATAAAGTTCCTCCAAAGTTAAAAACATTAGCATTGAAAGAGAGAAAATGACTAGCTCTAGTCCAAGTCCAACTATAGTTTGTTCCACCATAAGAAAAACTTAAATTAATGCTAGTCCAAGATGTTGGAGCAGTCATTGATCCTGATGCGATTGGAGTTAAATAATTATAAGGCCCATTGCCTATTTCATAAATATTAAAATAGGTATTTCTTGATTGACTAACATTGCTTAAATTTGTTTCTGTGTAATGATTAAATTTTAAAGAGTCATAACTTGTGCCAGTACCTAAAGATCCTATAAAATTTTTATCTGAGGCTGAAACAGATGTTGCTGTTGAGCTATAAGTTCCCAAAAAA